AAGGTGAAGCTCTCGCCAGAGGGCAGGACGTAGGCAAACTCGAGCTCGCAGGGATCGCCATTGATCGCCTGCGTCACCAGCGTTTGGTCGGCGAAACGCACCTCGATGGAGCCGGTCAGAGCGGCAATAGACGGGTCTGCCCCATCGATACGCCCGTCCGAGCGGATGGTCTCAATCCGGTCGAGGTTGTTGGCATAGGTGATGTCGGCTGAGACGACATTGCCGAGGGCGGACCCGTTGCGGGTGATCGCCCCGTTGAAATGGCCGAAGCGCTGCAATTCGAGAGCGGCTGGCGTGTCTGCACTGGTGGTTGTGCCCACGGTCTCGCCCTGTGCCACCAGCCGCGCCGTCGCGGTAAGCAGGCCGGAACGCTGCATTTGCCAGTTGATCTGGTCCAGCACGCATCCGGAATACATCGCATAGCGCGGCACCTCCGGCATGCCGGTCTCGATGGACATGCTGGGCAGCGTCCAGGCACCCGACTGAAACTCATGCGTCCAGGGGCCGGTACCAGTCGTGGTCGGATCGCCAAACGCAGCCTTCAACCAGAACCCGAAGGCCTCGGCGTCCAGCGGCACGACAACATCGCCATCGGCAGTGACCGCATCCTTGATCGGCGCCAGCGGATCCCGGCCGTAGCCCAGCAGTTCCGAGTTCAACAGCGGTTGCTCCGCCCCCAGCGAGGTGCTGGCGAAGGGCATTTTCGTGAAGCCACCCACGGGGGGCGTTCCATAGGTCGTCTCGAACGCAAGCGCCATTTGCGCCCGCGCCCCTTGGGCTCGTGCCATCTTGTTCTCCTCAGGTTGTGGGGATCAGGCCAGCGGATCGGCCGTTGAATAGTGCAGCACCACCGGAATGACGGCCGCCTTCAAGCTGGCCGCGCCCTCGACAGGAAGGTCGACCGGACGCGGTGCCTCGGCTTCGATCCAGTCGCAGAGGCCACCCAACGTGCGGTCGTCGGCAATCGCCACGCCGATGCTGGCGGTCAGAGTGTCGAACGCGGCGTCACGGGTCGTGCCCTGCACGACCGCCTCGATCTCGGCGCGGTGCTGGTAGTGGTAGCGCAGCGGCGACAGCGTGACCTCGGGCTCCCCCGGCTCGCCGTCGCGCAGGATCAGCAAGCCATCGCTCGGCATGCGCTCGGGCAGCACATCGCCGCGCAAGGCGGTGGCGGGCAGCGTCTGCAGCAAGGCGTGCAGCGCGGCGAGGATGGTTTCGCGGGTGGTGGGCATTGTCGGTGGCTTTGCATCCTCGCCCACGCTATCGAGGCGCAGGCGTTGTTACTGATCGTGCAGGTGGACTTGCGCTGGATCAGTCATCTTCATGGTTTCTCATGTTAGGTGATCACACACAGGAGAACCAAAATGCAGTTCCAACTAAACACCGATGCCAATATTCAAGGCGATGACCGCCTGGCCGATGAGGCCGAAACGGTTGTCACGTCGGCGCTGGGACACCTGACCGACCGGCTGTCCCGGATCGAGGTGCATCTGGCCGATGTGAACGGTGCCAAGGGCGGGGCCGACGATATTCGCTGCACCGTCGAGGCACGTCCCGAGGGGATGCAGCCGCAGACTGTCACCCACAATGACGCCAATGTGGAAGCAGCCATTCGCGGCGCGGCGAAAAAGATTCGCTCCCTGCTAGACAGCGAATTCGGCAAGCTGGAACGGCGCTGAAGGCTCAGCGATGATGCAGGCGATCGGGGGTTTGCGATCAGAATCCCCATATCCTCGTTGCTGATCACAGCCGCCCTTCCACCCAGTTAGCCACGATCAGCCCCGGCACGCTGTCGAGCGCCCGCTCGGCGTCCCGGTCCAGGTCCAGCCGTTTCGGCAATTTCACCTGCGGCACCAGCAGGAAGATCGGCGCGGTGACCTTTCCGCGCCCGATCTTCGAGCGTGACACGACCGCCTGACCCTTCGTGTTCAGCCGCCCCTCCGCCACCAGCAGGCTCGGTCCCGATCTGCGATAGACGAACCGCAGGCGCAGACCCCGCCGCCGCTCCCATTCGCCGGGCGTGATGCGACCGCCGCGCAGGGACTTGCCCGCCGCGGGCGTCGGGATCGCCAGCCAGAAGCCGTTTTTCGAGCGGATCAGCGGCCCGGTGTCGTGCGCGCCGATGATGACCGGGGCCTTGGACCATACCAATGCTGCCGCATCCAGGCTCTCGCCCGACCTCGGGAAGTTCTGGCTGCGGATCGAATTGGCGAGCCGCGTGCCGAGCCCTGCGCCGGTGATCTGCAACCGCCATGCCGATTTCAGGCCGGTCCCGGCCTCGCGCATCGCAGCCGTCACGGCACGTTCCCCCGCCGCCACCTCGGCTGCCATCATCGCGACGATGTCGGGATCGATGTCGAGCGTCAGTTTCATGCCGGTCGCAAATCCACGGTCCAGACAAGCCGCTCGCGGTCGCGGACGGGCTCGCCCTGGACAAGGAAGGCCTCGCCGTCGATCTCGATTCTGTCGCCCGGTCGCGGGGCCGCAACCTCGGCCACGCGCAGGTCAATCCGGGTCGTTTCGGACCAGAGCCGCGCATCGCCGAAGTCGGTGATCGCATCGGCCTGCCGCGCGACGAGGCGCAAGAGGAGGGGCGCGCCACCCTCGGCGATGTAGACCGCGTCCCGCCCGATGTTCGGATCGGCGAACAGCGCATCCACAACGGCGGCAAACGCCGTCATCCGAAGCTGCCGTTCAGACGCACCCGGCCGATGGTATCGCCCGCGCCGCCAGCGACGGATTCGACTGCCACACCGATCAGGGTATTCGCCGTCGCGGTCTTGGTCGCCTCCTTGTTGGTGTTGTCCCAATAGATATTGTCGCCGACCAACCAGGCCTGGCTTGCAACCTTCTTCAGGTCGAACACTCCGACCAGAGTGGTCTCGACGGGCTCGCCGATTGCGGCGTCCCCGGCAGCGATGCCGAAGATGGAGCCGACGAGCAGGCCATCGCCGGAAGCGACGGCATAGGGTGCGGTCAGGGTGATGGTGTTGCCGGGCTGGACGTAGTTTTTCATGGGGAGGATCCTTTCTCAGGTGCGCTGGTTGGTCAGGTGCTTTCGGATGCGGCCTGTTTTCAGGGCCGCGACATGTGAGACGGTGACCCCGAACGCCCCGGCAACCTCGCGGCGGGAGAAGCCCGCTCCGAGACAGTCGAGCATCCGGCTGCATTGGTGATCGGTCAGGCGCGAGAGATGCGAGCGGTCGCCGCAGGGCATCGTGCCGTGGTCGCGCTTGTGTTCGATGTTCTCGCGCTGCGTGACATAGGCGAGATTTGCGACCCGGTTGTTGGCCTTGTCGCCGTCGAGATGGGCGACGACCAGTCCCTCCGGTCGCGGGCCGAGGAACGTGGTCGCGACCAGGATGTGCAGGGCGATCCGCTGGCGGCTGCCTTCGCCATCGCGGACCAGCGTGTGGTGCAGATAGCCTTCGGGGTCACGCCACGGCTGGCGCAGTGTCCACTGGTGGCGATCCAGCCATTGCGAACGCGCACCACGTGGGATCTTGCCCTTGCGATGCGCGCTCCAGACCCGACCAACCCGGTCGATGTGGTATCCGGGGAAGCCGGGGATCGGCATCGCACCCTGTCGATCAGCGATCGTCATTGCGGTCAGCCGATCCTATGCCCCAGGATTTTTGTAGAGGCCGCGCCAGTCGATGGCCTTGGCGCCGAAGTCGAGGCGGCACTTGATCTCGACGCCGTCGACGTCGAAGCCGTTGCGCGTCTCGATGTACGCACCCTGCTGGCCTTCCAGATAGGCGTACTCGATGGTGTCGATCTGGTTCGGGCTGGCTGCCAGGTACCAGGCCGTCTCGCTGGCCGCATCGAGCCGGGGCTCGCTGATCGGTGCGAGCGTGCGGATCGACTGCGGCACCACGCTGGACGTCGCGGCGGGGACGAGGTTTTGCGCCACCAGCTGCTCGGCCTTCAGTTCCAGCGAGGCAGGCACGATCAGGAAGGCAGGCCGGACGTTCAGGACCGTCTTCTTGTCGAGACCCGTCTGCTTGGCCATGGCGGCGCGGGCGGTGCCCACCGCCTCGACAGCCAGCGCCGCACCGGTGCCCGCCAGGTTCTTGTGGGCGGTGTGGAACAGCGCGTTGCCGTCGGCCATCGCCGGGTTGGCGGTGATGATGCCCCAGACGACGTCCGACTCCAGCTGCGCGATGGAGTTGCCGTACATCGCCGGGATGCGGGTGAAGGCGTCGAGATCGTCGTTGATCAGCGTCTGGCGGGTGATGGCGACCACCCGGCCATAGGTCTTGACCTTGTAGCTCTCCTTGGACTCG